CACCTTAAAGTTATCAAAGAAGATACAATTAACAAATGGGATAAATTAGGATTCCTAGACGGACTTAAAGGTCACGTTAAAGAGAACATGGCACAATTATATGAAAACCAAGCGTCTCACTTAATAAACGAAGCATCAGCATCTGACGGTTCAGGTTCATTTGAAACTGTTGTTTTCCCTATCGTTAGAAGAGTATTCTCTAAATTATTGGCTAACGATTTAGTATCTGTACAGGCTATGAACTTACCAATCGGTAAATTGTTCTACTTTGTACCTAAAATTCAAGGTTACCAAGCGGCAGGAACTAATGAAGTATTACATTATCCTCCAATTGGTGGTCCAACAACACCTAACACTAACCCTAATCAAGGTTATAACTCAACTGATAAAAACCTTTATGATAGATTTTACGAAGGTAATGAAGCTGGTTTAGATCCTGCAGGTCTTTTTGACTACTCAAAAGGTGCTTACACAGCGATTACAACATCTTCAGTACAAACTGTAGCATGGTCTTCAGGTCAATTAGTACAATCAGCATACACGGCAGGTGAATACAGAAAAGTATTATTAGCATTATCTGGTTTCTCAAACGCAGGAGCAGGTAAATTAATCGGACCTGATGGTCAAGAAATGGATAACGAAGCGTTCCTTTCTGATTTAACAGTAAACCCGGTACCTACAGGAGCATTCTCAGGAGCAGGTTCTGGAAACGCACTATTTAGAGTAGTTACTCAAAAATACGGTAAAGGTATCGTACAATACGGTTCTCAAGCAACAACTACTTGGTCTTCTACAGGAAATGGTGGAGCGTATGACAACTTATGTTCTCAAGACGGTATCATTTATCTTGAAGTAGATTTACAAGTACCATGTTCTATCGGAGCTAACTCATTAGACGGTTATTCAGGTTTAACAACAACTGTTGGTGGATCTACTGTTTATGGTTCTCAATTCACATGTACTTTCAAAAGATACAAAGAAATGGAATTTGAAGATCAAATCGGTGAGGTTTCTTTTGACCTTGAGTCAGTTACTGTATCTGTTACAGAAAGAAAATTAAGAGCACAATGGTCACCTGAATTGGCACAAGACGTTTCAGCATTCCATAACATCGATGCTGAAGCTGAGTTAACGGCTTTATTGTCTGAACAAGTTGCGGCTGAGATCGACCGTGAAATCTTACGTGATTTACGTAAAGGAGCGGCTTGGAACTTACGTTGGGATTATAACGGATGGAAAAGAGGAACATCTTCTAACCCATTAACTCAATACACTCAAAAAGATTGGAACCAAACGTTGTTAACTGCGATTAACCAAATTTCAGCACAAATCCACAAATCTACTTTAAGAGGTGGAGCTAACTGGATCGTAGTTTCTTCTGAGATTTCAGCAATCTTTGATGATTTAGAGTACTTCCACGTATCTAACGCGTCTCCTGAGCAAGACCAATACAACATGGGTATTGAAAGAGTTGGTACATTAGCTGGACGTTACCAAGTGTATAGAGATCCTTACTTCCCACCTAACACAGTGTTATTGGGTCACAAAGGTTCTTCATTGTTAGACACAGGATATGTTTACGCACCGTACGTACCTCTACAATTAACACCTACAATGTATAACCCATTCAACTTTACACCTATCAAAGGTATAATGACGAGATACGCTAAGAAAATGGTTAACAACCGTTTCTACGGACGTATCACAGTTGATGGTGTTAGAACATTCGATTTAAGAGAATTGAGATAATCAAAACCTTAAAATAACCTACAAAGGAGACGAGAAATCGTCTCCTTTTTTATTTTATGCTAATTTGTAATGATGTTATGTTCAATTGTAGTGTGTAACAATTGATAATATTGTTTCTTAGATGTATTTATTATTAAAATCAATTATTTATGAAAAATATACTTCTATCTTTTTTTATCTTATTAACAAGTTTTTTTGTTAATTCACAAGTTAGTTCTTATACATTTGGAACATCAACAGGAACATATACCCCAATAACAGGAGGAGCTAATTATGATAATTTTACAAGTTGGTCAAATACTAACTTTTTAGATGATAATAACTCAACGGTATTAGAATCAATTGGGTTTAATTTTGTGTATAATGGAACATCCTACACTCAATTTGCGGTTAATACCAACGGATTTATAACATTAGGTGCTTTACCAACCAATAGTTACCTACCATTATCTACCGGCACATCAAATAATGTTATTTCTGCAATGGGTGCCGATTTAATAGGTCGTGGTTCATTATTGGCAAATAGAACTAGTGGTAGTGCCACGATTACAATTACAGGTGGAGATATCTCTCAAATATTGGTTGGGGATAAGGTAAGTGGTACCGGTATTCCCGCAGGCTCCACGGTATTATCTAAAACCGCAACAACTGTTACAATTTCGGCTAATGCGTCAAGTACCGGAACTGGCTTTCATTTTAGATTTAGTAGATCAACATTCGGAATTAGATTTCAAACAATAGGTACTGCACCTAATAGAACATTAGTTGTTCAGTGGACGGGTTGGCAAAGATATACCACATCAGGAGCGTTTGGTGAATTATATAACTTTCAAATAAGATTAAATGAGACAACTAATACGATAGATATTGTTTATAACATACAAGGACCAACAAGTGCTACTGCAACAACATTTCAAATAGGTTTAAGAGGAAGTGCAAACACTAATTTTAACAATAGAACAACTACAACAAACTGGTCATCCACAACAGCAGGGACATTAAATAGTTCGACAGTAACACTTTCAAGCACAGTTAAGCCATCTTCAGGATTAACCTATACTTGGACACCCCCATCTTGTGTTGCCCCATCGTCATTATTAGTGACTTATACATCTCCAACATCCGCTAACTTATCTTGGGCAGCATCACCGTCATTACCAACAAATGGGTATGAGTGGGAAATTAGAACTTCAGGTTTAGGTGGTAGTGGAGCAACAGGTTTAACCGCTAGTGGTAGTGTCGGTGCTGGAGTCACATCCGCATCTACCTCATCATTAACTCAAAATACTACATATATATTATATGTTAGAAGTAATTGTGGAGGAACATATAGTTCTTGGAATGCTTCTGCGAGCTCAACATCACCATCACCACCACCGGCAAATGATTATTGTTCTGGTTCGGTAACTGTTTCTTGTGGTACAAGTTCATTAGCCGGAACAACGGTGGGAACTATTGTTGAAACTGCCCCATTCTCACTATCATCTAATTATGGTGTTTGGTATACTTTTGCTGGTGACGGTCAACAAACTACCATTACATCAACGGCAACATTTGATCACAGTTTATTATTTATGTCAGGATCTTGCAGTGGATTAAGTTATATTACTAATATAGATAATTCATTTACAACTGAAACATATACATTTACTACAACGGTAGGTGTTCAGTATTATATTTATATTGCTCATTACTTAACAAGTAGTACTTCAACAGGAACTTTTACAATATCTAGAACTTGTACCGCCCCCCCTACACCACCAATTAATGACAACCCAAGTGGCGCAATCACATTAACAATATCAAATACAATCACGTATGTAACTTACACCAATGTAAATGCAACTAATACAACTACCGAATCAACCCCTAGTTGTGCATTATATACGGGTGAAGATGTTTGGTTTAAAGTTACACTTCCACAATACGTAACATCATTGGATTTTGATACCCAAATTGGGGGTATAACAGATGCTGGCATGGCAATTTATAGGGGAACTCTTGGTTCATTAGTTGAAATACAATGTGACGACGACAGTTCTCCAAACGGAGCAATGTCATTTATATCAAGAACTGATTTTTTTGAATATGAAACAATATATATTAGAATATGGGAATACGGTGGTGGTACAACAGGTACATTTGGAATATCTGTTACCACACCACAACCATTACCTGTTGAATTATCTTATTTTGAGGGAGACGAATACCCGACGTATAATCTGATTAAATGGTCAACAGAATCAGAAAATAATTCAAGTCACTTTGATTTAGAATCAAGTAATGATGGTATAAGTTGGAAAGTTATTACAACAACTCCCTCTGCTGGTAATAGTAATGAAGAAATCCGTTATTCATATATTGACAATAATTTAAATAAAATTGTTTATTATAGATTACAACAATATGATATTGATGGTGAATATGAGACATTTGGTCCTATTGTAATTACAAGGAATGTGTCTGATAAAAAAATTGTTAGATATGTAAATTTAATGGGTCAAGAAATTAATCCAAAAAACACAACAGGAATTGTTATTGAAATTTATGATGATGGTACAATGAGAAAAATAATTAGATGATAAGTAAATTTGAAATTATAAAAAGGTTGTTTACTTCTGTTTTGGCGGTATTACAACCTTTTATAATTTATTTTAGTTTTGGGGAACTTCAATCAATATCTCAATCATGGGAAACACCTCTACAACCTTTATTTATTTTTTCAAACGCACTTGTTAGTTATTTTTTATTTGATCTACCTAAATGGAGAATACCTGCAGTATTGTTACTTTTATTAACTGTATTTTCAGTACAAGATTGGATGGTATTACATAATGTATTTGCAATATCTTTTTTTATAATATCTTTATTTCCTTTATGGTCTATTAAAAAATTTAGATTTTATTTACCAATATATTTATTTTCCATTTTCTTTTTATTTTTTGGTGGATTTTTTTGGATGGAGACTTGGGGTATCATAACTCTCGTATTTTATCATATGCACTTAATGTTTTATTCGTATTATTTAAAACATTAGAATATTTATATATATATATGATTGAAAAAACAATTAAAAAAGTTATTAATGAACTTACAAGTTCAAGATATGCTGGGTATTATAATGGTCCTTTAACTATGGGCGAAATAGATTGGGATGACAGTGTTATGGGTCCTTTTACTAATAAAGTTTCTAAATATTTTAATGCTGATCTAGAGTACGATAGTTATGACGGTAGTATGGATTCACACAAAAAAAATAGAAAAAAATTAGAATCAAAATCAAAAAAAATTAGTAAGTATAACAAAACACATAAGCAACTTAGTGATGAAGATGGTAATCCAATAAATCCTACACCAGGTAAAGGTAAAAAAATTGTACCGATAGTTGGTGAATGGGTTGAATTAGATAAAATACCGTTAAATGAAGATTTAGCAGTTTGGTTTGGTACAAAGAAAAAACCAAAAGGGTCTTCACAACCAAAAGGTCCGTGGGTTAATATATGTAGAAAAGTTGATGGAAAACATCCTCCTTGTGGAAGATCTAACACCGATAAAGGTGGATACCCTAAATGTCGTGCCGCTGGTGTTGCGAGTAAAATGTCTGATAGTGAAAAAAGATCGGCGTGTCAACAAAAAAGAAATGCTGAGAAAAAAGATACACAAACAGGTAAAGGGCAAAAACCCGTTATGACATCATACAAACCAAAAAAGAAAAAGACTCAAAATGAGTCTTTAGATATGATAGTTAGAAATATTTTATCGGGTCTTTAACAATTTTAAAAATTCTAACCAAGTTTCTAGATCATTTTCGTTTCTACCTATATTCGCCGAATAACAACACAAAACAACATTATCTTTGGCATAACCTTTATTTCTATCCAATCTATCCAAAGACGGTTGTTGGGGGTGTTTTTTCTTATGCGAAGGAATTAATGGTATTCCAAACCAATAACATAACCCATTTTGGACAGCAAACATTTTGTTTATATCCTCAACAGTTAAAGTATTTTCTATTTTTCTATGTTTAGAGTCGTGTATTAACGTGTTTTGCCATAACCTAACTCTTCTTTCCTTTTGTAATATTCCTTCTTTTTTTCTATGTTCAGGATCTAATCTTTTTTTTCTTTTGTAGTTTCTAGTTACATTTAATAAACATTCTTTACATCTATTACCACGTTGTGTTGTGTAAAAATCACTAACACTTTTTAATTCATTACACTTACTACATTTCTTGTGTGTTTCCATACATATAAATATATGGATAAACAAAAAAAGTTAAAAAAAAGGATATTTTTACCCTTTTTTCCATTTACCCCCTTTAGAGTTATATCTTTTAACTGCCGCACCATTACAATATGCACTAGGACAAACTTCATAACGTTGTCTAGCCCAAGATAACGACTGTTGCCATAATTCTTTATTTGTTGCTACATTTTTCTTTTTTTTACGACCCTCCTCAATCATATCCTCATCTTCCTTATTGTAACCATTATCACCTTCCATTTCATTTTTTAAAAAATCAAACACTTGGTCCATGTTATTTTTTGCCTCCGCAATGTGATCTTGCGCCCAATCATGACCGTTTTCTAAAATTGATTCAATTTCACTTTGGTCCATGTCTAATAGCATTTCACATTGTCTTTTCATTTGTTCTAAATTTGAGAAGAACATATATCTTGAGGAATGTTTTTCTGACTCCTCCTTTAATACTTTTCTAATAATTCTATTTAAATTTTCCATATTTTATAAATATATCTATTAATTATTTAATCCATTAAAACCACCTAAAGTAATTGCATTATCTTGTATTAACGTTCTTCTTGTATCATCACCGTCAGTCCATATTGGGTGTGGTGTATTAAATGTTACTATTTGTGTATCACCATCAGGACCATCAGCCACACCAACGATAACTGTCTCGTAATATTGATTTACGTGAATGATCGGATTATAAAAGTTATAACACACCTGACAACTTGTGAAAATATGTTGTACGTCTAAATTATTACCATTAACACCAATTGGGCAAGTATTAATAACTCTATAACAATTTCCTTGGTAGTCGGATATTATTAATCCCTCAAATTCAGTATGTGCAGCAACTGCATACCAAGTATTTAATGGTATATTAACATAACTAACTTCATTTGTTTCACAAGATAAAATTGATACACCAATTCTAACAGTATCATTACACTCATTACAAGTAGAATAAGATTCTGTAGTTAAACTATTATATGAGTTTAAAGGTCCGTAAAGACCGTTG